TATCAGTAATAATGTAAATGCTGCAATGTACTACAATTTATGTTGCAGTGTGCAGTATATGCCTATAAAGCATCTCCCGGACCTTCACGACATTTGCACCAAAATCCAGGCGCACGAAGCGGCTAACCAACCAAAATAACATTTATCACATAACAATCACATAAGATTATGGAACAGAAAAACAAATACAACGAACCGGCATTTCCAACAAACGAATTTGGATATGCGGACGGCAAAGAAGTGTGGCATTTAGAACCAGGAATGACATTGCTCGATTACTTTGCCGGATTAAATATGCAAGTGTTGGCAGCAAGCAAAAGAGGTGACGACCTAACACTTGGGCAAATTGCAAGTGAAAGTTACCATCAATCGGCTGCCATGATGGAAGAACGTAAAAAGTATTTGGGGTAAATTAACACCCGTCTTTTCAAAAAAAATCATTAACACCACCACACTAAGCCGCACTGTTAATTCAGGCGGCTATCGGTGGCAAAAATTGGTGGTTATGAAGGTTAGGAAAGAAGTACACACCCGAACACATTTTGCTTATAAACAGGCTGAGAAGTACTTTAACGCCATGAATAAAGCAAGGATAGTAGATGTAGGAAATATTTTAAGCTGCAAACACATGCTCAAAATACTACAGGCAAGGCGTATCTATGTACACTATACTAATGAGTATCAGAGATGCCAAAATCTAAACCTAACCAAATAACAATAACGGTCTTTTTAAAAACAAAACTATGGCATACTCATTCATTATCGGGTCAAATCCGTTGCACCCTGAACAAGAACGGAAGGAATATATTATCTGCATACGCCCGCACTTTGCGCTAATCTCAGTGGATAAAACCAGAGTTAAGCATTTGCAGGTGGACAGGCTGATTGTTTCAGCGTACTCATTTGATGAATGTCAGCAAATAAAAGCCAAACTACTCAAAGCTGCTGCCCACTGGTACAAGCGGGCGAAAACTGTATAGCCGTCTTTTTAAAAAAAATAACCAACCAAAATAGGAAATTATGTCACCTGATAGAATAACAATAGGTAGTATAGAATTTACCAACAAAATAGACTACAGTAAAACAGATACAGTAAGGGATACTTACAAGTATGTAGCTAACGTGTATGGCATTGAATTAACAGTGTATAAGTGGAACATAGAGGACCATGTAAAATTCAAATTCTTTGATACTACACGGGTATTCAGCAACAAAGAGATAAGTCCTGAATTAGCCTGCAAAGCTGCATTGCGCATGTTACTGGAAGCAATTACACAAGCATCTGAAAAATTAAAAGAGGATTTAAAATGAAAAAGAAAAGAATTGAATTTTCCATCAGCGAATGGGACAAGCAGAACAGAGATATAAACTGTTTAGTTTTTGAAAATGGTGACAGGCCGAAAGATGCTTACTATTTTGAGAAGGCTGGATGGGATTCCCGTTTATTTGTTCTTTATGGTATTGAAGTTATATCACTGACAGGTAGTGGACATTTTTCAATAAAAAAGAGTCCTCATCTTGCTAATCTTTATATAGAAGTGGATGAAAATATTGTCGAAAGATGGATAAATTTATATAAAAAATGGTGATGTCGGAAGTGCTTGTTTTTCAAAAGAAATGTGTGATGCAAGTGCAACCAAATTTAAACCTAGATTAGGATACTGTAAAATATCAAACAACGAAACAACCGGAATCGCAACATCAGAAATAATATTAATAGAAGATCCGCTACCTTCATAGGAGCGGATTTTTGGATAGAACAACTTTGGTATATGAAAAAAGAACTATTATCACTTGGTGATTTGAAAGGAAAATCAGAAGAGCAAATAAAAATACATATAGCTACAAATTACGGAGAAGAATATGGATGTAAACTAGATTTGTCTGTAATGAAAACTTTGAGTAAAATGAAAGTTTTGATAGCATACGAATCTGTAGGAGATTACGGATGTGACTCTTCGTCATTTTTCCTATTTTTAGATGAAGATGGGACTTATCAAACTATGTACGGATCTCATTGTTCTTGTTTTGGATTTGAAGGTCAGTTTAAGTTAGAGGAAACTCCTGTAGAATATTTAAAATCTGAAAAGTTTAACTTCTATTGTGGCGGATACGATGAGAATGAAGAGGAAACTCAATTGTTAGTAAAAAATATCTAAGTCTTTTGTAATGAAAAACATAACATTAATAGTAAACGATTGTGAATTTAATCTAGCCACTATGTATAAAAATACGATAGTAGAGGCTTTTGAAAAGTTCCCTGAGGATACACTAGACAAGATAGCAGAAAAACTCTGTATAGGCAGTTCAACACTATATAGATATATGCGTATTTTTAATATTAAAAGACTGAGTGATGACAATTGAAAAAATAAAATCAGCTACATTCAAAACCGAGGACCAGTTTCAGGTAGCAGTAAACTTAATGATATCTCAAAATTTCCCTCAGCTTAGAGGGAAATTTTGGCATACCCAAAACGAACACTGGATAAGAAGGATAGCTGTTAAGAAGGATAAGAATAGACCAGATTCTGATTTTTCAAACTGGAGAGTTGAAACTGATGACGAACTAAAGAAACGTCAGTTGATAGAAGGATCTCAATCAAAAGCCAAAGGATTAAAATCAGGTATAATGGACTGGTTGATACTTAATGCCGGAATATTATATAAACTTGAACTAAAGATAGAAGGAGGCAAGTTATCAGAATCTCAAAAGGAACTAATAATACTTTTTAACGATGATTGCCCTTATACTCCAGTTTGTGTTGCTTATGATTTATATACTTGTTATCTTTTCTGCAACTGGATTTTAAACAATGGATTATCTATAAATACAAACAATTATAAGAAGTTTATAATATGACAAAACGACAAAAGAGGCATGAGTATTACCTCTCCGTAATGCTTCAGGTGCGCAATAGGAAAGCAAACCAGCCAGTTAAAGGTAGGACTGGTATTATTAGTCGGCTAATTTTTGGCCTTAAATTTACCGCCTTAAAATGACAAATAGAACGACTCCCGACATAGTGTATAAATTAGAAAAAAATGAAATATTTGTATTTGGATCTAATCTGTTAGGTAGGCATGGAGCAGGAGCAGCTAAAACTGCTATGATTAAATTCGGAGCAATATACGGTCAGGCATCTGGGATACAAGGTAAGTCTTATGGGATACCAACAAAAGGATATACCATGAAGCAAATACTTTCAACAAGTGAAATAAAGGTTCATGTTGATAGATTTATAGAATTTGCCAAACAAGACTATAGAACATTTTTAGTTACAGAAATAGGATGTGGATTATCAAGGTATGAACCTAAAGATATAGCACCATTATTTATTGACGCTATCAATGTGGAAAATATTTATTTACCAAAAAGATTTTTATATGAATTACGTAGCTTACTATCGTAAATCCCCAGGCGGATCAAAAACTAAAAAACAACTATTGGATTCATTTTCAATAGAGGCTCAAAAAGGATTGGTATCTTCTTATAATCCAATAGCCGAGTACACCGAAATAGAATCAGGAACAAACAACGAAAGACCACAGCTTAAAGCTGCAATAGTATATGCTAAATCTATAGGTGCAATTTTAGTTGTAGCTAAAGTAGATAGGTTAGGCCGCAATGCTGCATATATATTTTCTTTAATAGATTCATCAGGTGTTGATTTTATATTTGCCGATATGCCATCAGCAACAAAGTTGGTTATTGGTATTATGGCACTGGTAGCAGAAGATGAGGCCAAAAGAATTTCAGATCGAATTAAGGCCGGATTTGTTGTTAAAAGGAATAGGGGCGAAAAAATGGGAAATCCTGAAAACTTTAGCAATGAAGGTAGGCAAAAAGGTGCTGAAACAAAAAAGATAGCAGCTTCAATAGTTAACAAACAAACATACTGGTTTGCAAAAACCATGCGAGAGTCAGGCAAGACATTGAAGCAAATAAAAAAAGAACTTATTAACGGTGGATTTAAAACGTCAGAAGATAAAGACTGGGGAGAAAGTCAAATATCACGACTGTTAAACAATCCGGTTTACGCATAACAAAAAACCCACAACTTTAAAAGTTGTGGGTTTTTTGTTGTACTACTGATAAACAATCTTTATCCTTAGTTTTTCAGCGAGGTCATGTTCGATCTTTGCGCCTGTAGAATATTTCCAATCATTAAGAAAATGAACCTCACTACAGGTTAACATTACTGTAAGATCGTTTTTCATGTATTGCTCCCATGTTCCATTTGGAATAAGATGCTGGTTTATAAGGAAGCCATGAGTAGTTGCTACATCTTCTGATGTAAGATATATACCTATCCTTTCAGGATTTGATGGTAAAATACTTTCAGCGTACTTATTGAACTTTTCAATACACTTATCTAGTAGTTCAGGAGTTTCGCACTCTCCGGTGATTTTTCCGGCTATGTAGATTTTCTTTTTCATTTTATATGAGAGTAAGTTTTATCTTCGTTTTGATTCCAATCTCTATTTTTGTTTATGTTTAATTTTTTCTCAAAAGATCTCCAAAATAAATCTTGACTTACTCCAGCTCTTCTCATTGAGTCAAGAAGATACATCAAACAGTCTACATATTCAATTGATAGAGATTCTATATTTCCATCAATTATACATAATTCCTCTTGAACCTCTTCGCATTCTCTTATCAATCCTTTTAAAGATGATTTAGCAGTAGAATATGGAAATTTTGATTTAGCCCACTCGTTGTACTCTTCAATTAGTTTTTCTATCATAATAATTTTATTACAGTTAAAACAACACCTCTCAATGGATTTAATGCGTATATACTAGTTATGCAAACGCAATCAAACTCCTGTATGGTAGGTGCGTTTTTAACTGGCCTCAAGCATACTGTAACAGTATCACCTTTTAATAATTTACACCTTATCATGCCTCCGTAAGTTCCGGCAGCATATATTTCTGTTGACTCACCAAGATACTCGCCTTTCCACTGGCCGAATATATCTGATTCTATTGTTTCTTTTAGTCTTATTCTACAATCCATGTTTTCGCTTTTACTTCATCCAAAGCCATAGGTATCAACCATTGTATATTTGGATGTGTTTGTAATAAATGTAAATTTTCTACAGAGTAAGTAAGAACATTAGAATCACCATTTGCCGATTCTCCCTCTGCGCTTTTTACCTTATTTATATATCCTGAAAACGCCTTGAAAAATTGAATATGAAGATATTGATCTTCAAACTCAAAGAACGGCATAAAGTCAGATATTAATACAGATGTTTCTTCGTAGAACTCCCTAGTCATAGCATCTAAGAAATTCTCGTCATCTTCTACGTGACCTCCTATTCCTGTAAGAAGTAATTTCTTATCAAAAATTCTAGGCATCAAAGCAACCGATTGTCTGTTTTCAGAAAATAGAAATCCTATTGAAATCTTTGTTTTTTTATCCATTTGTAAGGTAGTTGTTTTATCTTTTCATTATAAAATTTGTCGCAATCTGAAGATAGGAACTCTTTGTATATTTCCTCTATATCTTCCATAGGTTTTAAAAACTCTATCGGAACTCTATACTCTTTGATTTCACCATTTTTGAAATATACCAGTATTCTGTCGGCTCCGCAGGTGGTTTTTTCTATAATTTGGCTACTTTTTGGCTCGTAACTCATTGACTTTCAACGGTTTATAAGGCTTAACGGCCTATAATTAAATTAACCGTACAAAGGTACGGTTAATTTCCTACAATTGTTAATTTTAGTTAAAATTGCAATCAGCAAATGTCTATTTTGTTCCTAAATCCTTTCGCTCTAGGTAGTCTAGGTAAGCAATCTTCTGTATATTCCAAAAATTCAACAGTGACAAGCTGACCTAAGAACCTTTCTTGATTGTCCCATATGAATTGCTTGTATTTATCTGTGCCGATGTCGCCTTTTAAGTTTGTAGAAAACTCTCCATTAAGAGAATCGCATATAAGAGATCCTAAAGTTTCTCCTGTTATTGATTTTTCAAAACCAATAACAACAAATTCTTCATCTATAAGTGGCTTGTATTTTAGGAATTGCTTTGATTTTTTGTGTTCATATTTAGTATCCAATCTTCTTAGTATAAGACCTTCGTATCCGTTAGAAAGTGCAAGTTCAAATAGTTCTTTTATCTTATAGTCAGCTGGATGAGTGGTCCATGTTTCAGGGATTAAAACTACGTCTGATTTAAAAGTACATACCAATCCAAATCTTGCCATGTAGTTTTCTTCAAATCCATCCGGTATTATAAAATCAAATACATAGAAATTCATAGCGTCCCTGAGTTTTTGTTTTTCCTCAGTTACGTGCTTTGTTGAACCGCAAGCCGATGCAGTAAGCTGAAAACCTAACTCGTGATTATATATTTCGCCATCAAGAATTATAGGATCCCCAAGATGCACCCAATTATAAGAATTATAAGACCTGAGTATAGATTCAGTTATATGGTCAAATCCTAAAGTAACATCACCGGAGGCTGTGTAGTATATACAATCAACCCCATCTGTCCATATTCTAAATCTCCAACCGTCCAATTTTACCTGTATAGCTATCTCTTTTCCTGGCTTCCATCTTTCAAGAGTATAACCATTTTTACCTGTAGGATCATAAACTAATCCCTTAGATGGTTTATTTATTGTTAAAGTTTCATGTTTTCCTTTAACTTTTGATATGTCGGAAACGTAACCAGATTTAATTTTCTTGTTTATTTCTGTTTGCATATCAGCAGTAGCTTGTTCTAAAATTGATTTAGAACCAAGCCCTTTGTCTATTATTGTGCTAACTGGAATTAAAGCACCTCCAAGTATTCCAGACTCTGATTTTATAGAAATTACACCATCTGTTTCGTCAACCCAAATTGACCACAATCTGATGTTTCCTTTCGTATCTTTTTGAAAAAGTTCTGTCTTAACCATTATGTCCATGTGTTATAATTTTTGAATCTAATATTTCTCTGAAATCTTTAACAAATTGCCAACAGCTCCATTTAGAGAAAACTTCGTTAACAATCTCTGTTTTGTATTTTTGATTTGTTTTTATAAAAGGTGGTTGGAATAAAAACTCAGTTACCATACTTTTTACATTTCTTTTGTAAACGTAAGGTATCCCAGAGTTTCCGGCAACACTAAGAGATGGTTCGTTTGGGTTGTAGTCAAGAATATATTGCCTTGCCAAATCCTTAACCTTTTTGTCCATTTTGGATTTTTCCAAATTGAACAAATCTTGTATTTCTTTTCTGTATATTTCTTTATGCCTGTCTATCATTTCTAAAACAGGTTTTTCTAAATCTACAATTAAAGAATTAATTTTATGTTTGTAGATTTCTAACATAGACTGAGAATAGTCTATGTTAGAATCTAAGTCTTCGTCATCGCAAGAAGCTAGGCAAGATACCTCCTGCCTAGTTTCTTCGAGAGCATCCAAGAACGATTCCCAATCTTTTGTCATATTTTTTTATAAAATTGATGAAGATACTCCGGAACCTTTTCAAATTCCGATTCTGTGTAAGAAAATTTTAGACTTTTAGGAGCCCACTCATATTTGATATACATGATTTTACTTTTTCGTACAGTTCGTCTATCGAATCGTTGTTGTGTATTGTAAAGTTTGGTATTATAGAATCAAGTTCTGTTTCAGAAACATGATTTATTTCCTGTTCAGAATCCCTTATAACTTTTATTATTATACCTTTTCTTAATTGTATAGCGTTGGCCTCGTTTTTAAATCTCACGTCAGTTATAACCCATTTTTTTGAATGATCGTAATGATTCATAAGTGAGTTTATCCATATGTCAGGATCTATCTTCCTACTTACCTCTGTTTCAAGTTTCTGCAATAGCCATCTGTATGTTCTTTCTTCTGAATCATTTTGCAAAAACTGAGGCAAAGGAAACTTTTTGAAACTTTCATCTTCAAGTTGATCCATGCTACATCCAGTAATAAGGCAGCACATTTGCTTCAACTTGTAACTGAATTTTACTATCTGAAAGTCAGATTCTTTTAGGCTTGAATGATAGCAGCCAAAAGAGTTTTTCAAAAAATCGTTTTCACCGCAGTATAAAACTCTTTCCTTAGATGCAATGTAATATTGAATCATTTTACCTATTGTATCTTTGCCACTTCCGGCCTTACCGACTATTCCTATTATCATAATTTAGTTTTGAAAGTTCTAATTCTAATGATTGTACACGCTGCCCGAGTTCTACTATGGCATCTTCTGTGTTTGTAGTGTATGGTTTTGGAGTATCGGATTTGTAGGAGCAATCTTTCTTTATGAGATTTATTAACTCATCAAGATCTTTTAGTGAATTAGTATTTATTACTACACTTTGGAATAAAGCTGTATCTGATATTGGGCTATATGTAGCCTTTTTATGCCCAGAATACATCAGATACCAATACCCAACTGAACTTTTCGACTGAGAAGCCTCCCAGTTCCCTACTTTATAAGTTTTCATAGTTCTACTTTAATCCTGTACTCAATTTTGTTTCTGATTTTAACTTAGGATGATTCCTATAATTGACGAGTTTAAAGTCTGATACATCAAGACTTTCAACTAACCAGTCAAGGGAAACAAAAGGTCGGCTGAAATCTATTTCAGGATTTATTTCCAGCTTAGGAAAGTTAAACTCTTCTCTTTGAATCATTTCCTTTGCCGCATCAATATGATTGATATATATATGAGCGTCCCCAAAGGTATGTATTAACTTTCCAGGTATCATGTTGCAAATTTTGGCAATTATGTGCGTAAGTAGCGCATAAGATGCTGTATTGTAAGGAACGCCAAGAACCATATCGGCACTTCTTTGGTAGAATTTGCAGTCAAGGAAATACTTAGGTATATTTTGATTGTCAAGAAACCATTCTTTCTTATCCTCGTCTATAGCATTGAAGCGGCTATCAAGATTGAATATATTCATTCTTTTTTCAAGAGATAACTCCCTTACATTAAGCTGAAAAAAGTTGTGACGTGGAAACAGTGCCATATCTTCATATCGAGTAGGGTCCAAAGCAGTAACCAAATGCCTTCTGCTCATTGGATTCATAGTAAGACCTGATATTAAATCCCAAATTTGGTCAACGCCTTGAAAATCCCTCCAGAGTTTTCCGTATTGATTACCACAGTCGCCTATATTGTATCTCGTTTTTCTTTTCCCGTCCCAATATTTAACTTGTTTTTTGAAATCTTCAAACGACATTGTTCCGTCATCATTTATTTTCTGATAGTAATTATAAGCATCCTCGTGCCACATAAAATCAACACCTCTGTCGTCAAGGAATTTTATATTAGTATCGCCTCTCAAAAACCAAAGTAACTCCCAAACGACACCTTTCCAAGATACAGGTTTAAGTGTATTCATAGGAAACTTTTCAGATAGATCATAAATAAACTGATCTCCGAAACATGATAAAGTTTCAGGCATGTTATTCCTTGAAGATTTTTTCTCAGTTCCTTCGTTGAGTATCTTCTTTAATAGATTTTTGTACTGGTTCATTAGTAGTTAAAATTATTGTTTTTAAGATCTTGTAAGTCTATAACATCTTTTGCTCTTTTTAGGAGAACTGGTACACCAAGAGTGTTGATGTGTTCTCTGCCATAAGATGTTTTTGCTTTTATAATTTCATCTATAGGAGATACTTTAAACATAGTTCCTTCGTAATCATAAAGCAAAGACCCTTTAGGGCCTTCTCTTTCAGTTGTAAATATATCTATACTTATTCCTCTTCTTTTGAATTTAATTATTTTAATATCAGAACGTACATTGTTTTCATAATCTGTTCTTTCGTTACTGATATGAAATTCCGATAAAGGTTTAAGAATTTCCAGTATTTTCCTTTGTTTGTCAGTCGGTTTGTATATTATAACATCCAAGTCGATAGCATCTCTGCTTGTTACAAGTCCATGTGATTTCAAAGCGTTCATTCCTGTTAAGAATAAATTGCTGTCATTCAAATCTTTCAACAATGGAAAGAATACATCAAGAAATTTTTTCATGTAATTATTTTTAAGTTGTTCATCATCAAACCCCGCCTGAATGAACAGAGCGGGGCGGGGTGTGGGTTAATCTTAACTAGCCATCGCCATCGCCATAGCCATCGCCATCGCCATCGCCATAGCCATCGCCATCGCCATAGCCATCGCCATCGCCATCGCCATCGCCAGAGCCATAGCCAGAGCCATCGCCATCGTCATCGCCATAGCCATCGCCAGAGCCATAGCCAGAGCCATCGCCATAGCCAGAGCCATAGCCAGAGCCAGAGCCAGAGCCAGAGCCATCGCCATCGCCATAGCCATCGCCATCGCCATCGCCATAGCCATCGCCATCGAGCGAATAATATTTTCTTAACATTTCCATACTGGCACACTTTCAAGATTAACACGACCGGCCTCAGCAGGTATAATTTCAATCGCCTCTGTTAAGGTTATCTCTGGCAATTCAACCGCAAAACGGCATGAACTAGGGTTTTTAACGCCCTCCATAGCCATCTGCGAAAGGCTTGCAGCACCAGACCAATAGTGTACCCTCCTGCTGCGGGTTAGCGTTACTACTTTCCCATCAACTGACTTTAAGTAGCCAAAATGTACACCTGCACTGTAGGTGCGTACAATCACAAACTTATTTTCTTCCATGTTATAATTTTTTGCACCCCAAAACCCGCCTGAATGAACAGAGCGGGGTAAGAGAGTGGCGTTAATCTTATTTTTACGGCATTACACCCACAGAACCAAGCCTTATCTTAAAGATTCATATTGGATATTTCAATTTTCTTAATTGCAATTTCCATAGCTTGCTTAATCTTAGTCATAGAGTTAAAGAACGATTTATTAGAGTCTACCAATTCTTTATTTTCTATGTAAAGCTGCCTTATTTTCAATGGAATTTTTTTCTTTAAATCGAAGTTTGATTCAGCAGAAAATTCAGCGTCAATCTCCTTAACCAAATCATTTATTTTTGAAAGTTCAGGTGAAAGTTCGAGTTCCGGTTTTGGTTCTGATTTTGGTTCAGGTTTTGGTTCTGATTTAACCTTAGTTTCAGACTTAGTTTCAGACTTAGTTTCAGACTTAGTTTCTGATTTTGTTTCCGTCTTTGTTTCCGTCTTTACATCAGCCTTAAACGACCTTTTCTTTATTTCAAGAGTAGAAAGAGCTATCGGGAATTTCTTTAACTCTACCTGATTTTTTTTGTAAAATGAAAGGCATTCATTTTCTGATTTGAGTTGTTCTATTTGCTCAATCAAAGAATCCATTTCATTTAGTTGCTGGCTCTCTTCTTTTGTTTCGGGAGTAAGTTCGGTAGATGTTTCTGTATTTTTTATCTCAACAATTTCACCTACAGGAGATGGTTCGGACTGGAATACTTCGGCTTCTGGTTCGGATTCCTGTTCAGGTTCGGATTCTATAGTAGAGTTCCCGCAATTATTACATTCGTAAAACAATCCTTCGGTTCTTATATCTTCCGATTCGCAAACTTCGCATTTAGGTTTTTTCAAAACAGATATACCTAGTTCCTCAAAAGAAACGAAACTGCCATCTTTAAGAATAAAACCATCTTCTTTTCTTTCATCTACAGAAACAGAAGTCCAGTATTCAAAAGCAAAGTCATTAAGCCATTTTCTGCAATCAACAACTCTTGAATACAGTTTTTCGATAAGCTGCTGATCTTTTTCTACAAATTTTTCGATAACCCTTAATTCTATAGGAATATCATCGTATTCCATATTGAATCTTATCTCAGCGCAACCTTCTGCATAAACTTCAGAATCTCTTTTGTCTGTTCCTAACTTGTAAAGAAGCCTTTTGAACTCATCTTGAATTATGCCCTCCGGAGTATTTTCAAGAACAAAAGCGACTCTTGATTTACTTCTAAAATACAACTCCATGTAGCATCTTAGTTGCCATTCGTAAATTTTATCAAGAGGCTTGTTTTTTCTAGCAAAAAATGTATAAAGGTCATAAGATGATTTAATATCTATTATTTCATCGTTATCTTCTGAGTCAATGTCGCACTCGCCCTGAATAAAATCGTTGTATTTTCTTTCGGAATTTTTAATGTAAAACATTCCATGATATTCACAGAGCGTGTCTATGGCTTTAGATTCAACTTGAATGCCTTTTTCAATTGCTCTTGCGAATATCTCATTCCTTCTGCCGGTTAACGACTCTAAGAATATTTCTACAAGATAAGAGATTGTAGTTTCAGAAAGACAAACTTCATCTTTAACTAATTCTAATTCTTTTATTTCTGATTTTATCTTTTCTATTTTAGCCAAAAGATCAGAAAATGTTTTTGTTTCCTTATTTTTGGTACTATCTCTTTTCTCTTCACTATCTTTTAGGTCAAGTACTTTCTTATTATACTTGTCTAAATTTGAACCACCAACTGGATCAGTCATTAATTTTCCAGCAGAAGATGCTCTGAACTTGTGGTTACTAAAGTTTAACGGCCTGTTTAGATTTATCATAATTATTGTTTTATCCAAAAACCCCGCTACAGGAGCGGGGCTAAATTCATTTATGATTAGGACTTAAACCTAAAATGTTTTCAATAAACGCATATTAAAAAAGCGCAGATATGTTGGAGCATAAAATTTAGTTATTGTTTCTGCGTATTTATTAAATTCTAGTTTAATTTCATAGATTTTAATAAAATACAGCAAATAGCAATTGCTTATTAGATAAAGTATTAAAATTATAAGTGTGAACATTATTTCGCAGTTAAAGTCTCCTTCATTCTTAAATATTCATCTTGAACAAATTTCGATTCGTTATGTCCGGCTTTGTTTACCTCCGAAAGTCTTTTTTCAAGCATATCCAAATCCTTAGCATTTTTCAGATGATTCATTGCTCCTATTTCCTTTTGGGTAGGTTTAACCTCTTCCTCTTCTTTTGATTCTTCTAAAACCTCAGCGTTTTCTATGTTTTCGTTTTTCTCAACCTTAACATCTCCATTCTTAGGTTCTTCTTTCATCTCTTTTGAAGTTATGTCGATTGGTTTATCTTCAACATCACCTACTGGACATTTTATTCCGGTAACCTCTCCGAGTATATAGTCGTAAGCATCACGTTTGGCCATTCCTTCTGCGGCAGCTTCTGATGTAGCGTCGTATTTGGCGTAGATGAAATCTTTTGTTTCTTTTATTATTTTTCCATCTTTTTCATACTCCATCATTATTGGTTTAACCCATACTGCTCTGCCATCAATTTCAATTTTTCTTGACACAGAAGCTGTTAGCTTTGTGTAGATTCCCAATTTTTTAAGTTTGTTAGATAGGCCATCCTTTGTTATATAACAATTACCTCCTATAATGTTAAATTGATTACCTGTCGGTTCAACTCCTAACAGAGTAGCCTGTATTAAGCAATCTCTAACAATTTCCTCTTTGTATTTTTCTCCTTTGGAATCTTTGTCTGTGCGAAATCCATAAGGTTTACCACACATTGCCATTATCGGTTTCATTACTTCGGTAGTTAGCATATCTTGTATAGCTTGAACTACTGTAGCTTTTTTTAGTGAATATTCGAATCCTGTAGATTTTGACATTAGAAGATCCGATACCTGTTTGTCTACTTCAGCTGCTACTGATAGCGATTTTTTACTCAACTCTAATTCTGTATTCATTTTTATTGTTTTTATCTAAAAACCCCGCTACTAGAGCGGGGTTACTTGTACAGGGATTGTACTACTAAAACGGAAGGTCGTCATCTGACTTTGTTCCAGATACAGGCTGTGGAGAAGATGGCATAGAAGCAGAAGAAACTTTTACGCAATCAGAAACTTCAAATTGCGACATAGCAGCAATGTGCTGAGGGTTTTTTGCAGACTTTGCTACATCGTCTTTTTTCTTGTAAATAAATCCCTTGCGGCCATATTTTATATCTACAATATCACCAGGGTGTACATCATCAAATTTAGCGATCCTGTCGCCTGTTACCTGAAAAGGCCAATGTTCTGTATAATCATTACCGTTTACCTCTACGGTTGATTCACAAACAACTTCCATTTTTTCAAATGGTTTTCCTTCTACTTTTGATACATCCTTTTTGTCATCTATGGACAAAACCTTACATCTTAATACTGGCATTGTTTTTTGGTTTTTGTTAGTTAAAAAGCAAAGGTAAATATTTTTCTTTTAGGAAAAAAATTTTTTTTCAGAAAATATTTTTCGCTACCTTTGGCCCTTATTATATAGGTAGCGGTAAATAGTCCACCAATGGCAATAGGAACGCAAACCAGCCAATTTTACCGCCACCACCTATATATATAAGGTACGAAAAAACTCCCCTTAAAATGGAACAGGAACAAATAAATTATTATGAATTATTGACAAGTGAAGATGTAACTGTACTTTCTAAGAGAATAGGATGCGCAAGACAAACACTTAAAAAATATCTTATGGAAATGAATCAAGAAAAAACAGGTTTAGCAAAAGCATGTTCTGATTATGTCGTGGCCATAACTAAGGAATTTTTAGAAAACAAAAGGCAAAAACTTCAAAACATATAAAATGGATATATTACTAAAAACAAAAGATGTTCAAACCTTTTGCAAGTTATGTGATTATGTAGTTTCTGACAAGTTGGATTTATATCCAATTTTAAATTACATAAAAATAGAAATTGTATTTGGAACTTGTATTCTTACGAAATCAAACAATAACCAATTTGTTCAATACCAATTTGAAACAGAAGCTGATGATATAGAATTTCTTATATTAGAAGATGAGCTTAAAAACTTTTCATCTATGACAAATTCTGATTCATTCACTGTTTCAGAAACATCAACTAAGGGAACTCTGAAATTTAATGATGGTTACTATAACTACAACTTCAATAACTCTACATTTTCAGGTGATGTTGAACTTAACGTAGATATGTTCAGTAAAATACCTGAACAAAAAAGCGAAACAGTAAAAATAACAAAAGACATCATTAGTTACTTAAATATAGCTAAGGAATTTGCATCAGAAGATGTTTTGCTTGCCAACTTTGTAAATATATACATAAAAGGCAACGAAATATTCGCATCAGATTCTAGGGAGTCTTTTTTCTACAAAAAACTATCTGGCGACTATCCGTTAATAGCATTTTCTAAAAAAGAATGTATCTTACTCGGTAACTTTGAATATGCCGACTATTATCATTCAGGTAATTTCAATTGTTTCATTTACGGATCTGCTACATACGGATTTATAAATAAAGAAAATCAAAGCAGCTATAATTACCAACAGTTTCTTTCGATAAACAGAAATAATTACTTAAAAATAAAAACTTCTGATTTTATTAATTTCTGCAAGGCTTGTGTTAAGTTTTCAAAATCAAAGTCTGACAAGATAACTACTACAACATCAAAGTTTACATTTAACGAAAGAATAATCATTACTTTCAATAACGACATAAAAGAGTTGAAGGTTCCAATTGATTGCGAAAGTGTAAATATGGATCCTTTAGAATTTTTCTTCAATCCAACGACTCTCCTAAATAAGGTATCAGCAATGCCTTTTGAGAATATATTTATTTCCATAGAAAAGGATAGGTTTTACTTATTTTCCGATCAGGATAGCAATTTGTTTTCATTGCATATGAAACAAAATCCAATAGTACTCAATACTGATAAAAACTTATAAATGGGATCTATAATATTTTTCGACCTTGAAACAACAGGAACTTCTATATCTAAAGATAGAATAGTTCAAATATCTATGATTAAAACAAACGAAAGTTTAGAAATCTTAGATAAGAAAAAACTATTATTAAACCCTGGGATTGACATACCAAAAGAAGCATCTGATGTTCATGGTATAACAAATGAAATGGTTAAAGGTAAACCTACATTTAAGGATTACTCTCCAAAGGTATTCGGGTTTATGAATGACTGCGATTTTATCGCCGGATTCAATATAAAACAATTTGATGTTCCTTTATTGTTTGAGGAATTTGCAAGATGTGGATTAATTTGGAAACCAAATCCACAAATAGATTGCTCTGTTATATTTAAAAAACACGAGCAAAGAACATTATCAGCAGCATTGAAGTTTTATTGCGGAACTGAAATGACTGACGCTCATGATGCCGAGGCTGATGTTTTAGCTACTATAGAAGTACTTAAAGGGCAGCTTTTTATGTACGACATCAAAGACCCTGTACTAGAGTCTAATTACGATAACGAAGGAGAGAAACTAGATATCGCCGGTAAAATAATAATGAAGGATGGTGTTGAAATTTTTACTTTTGGTAAAAGAAAAGGACTATCAGTAAAAGGAGATTTAAGATATTGCGCATGGTGTTTGACAGCAGAAGATATAACATTTAACACTAAATATATAATAAAATTAATAACTGGATTATGAAAGTAGCAACAATAGAAAAAATAATCAACAAAAAATTCGACGAGTTTGTATTGTCAATAAAAGATGACAGTGTAAAACAACTTGTTATGAAAAATTCTTTAATAACAGGAGGATCGATAGCCTCAATGTTATTAAATGAAAAGGTTAATGATTTTGATATATACTTTACTGACAGGGAAACTGTTTTATCTGTAGCAAAATACTACTTAGATATATTCAATCAGAAAAATTCTGAATGCGGTAAACTAATCGATGGTCGTGGTTATAAAATAAACAAAAGTGGTTTTGACGACAAAGAGATAGAAGAGATTGGAGATGTTGATGAAAAAAGAGTCAAGATTTACTTCAAAAGCGTAGGAGTAGCAAAAGAATCAGGACTTGATGACGAGGCTGAAATTCACGAACTTGGAGATACTATTGAAGTGAAAAACGATGAAGGCGAAAAGTACAGGCCAATTTACATATCATCAAACGCTATAACTCTTAGTTCTGAAATACAAATAATAATACGATTTTACGGGAAACACGACGAGATACATGAAAATTATGATTTCGCACATTGTACAAACTATTGGCTTTCCGAAGATCGTACATTGTATTTAAATCAAAAAGCACTAGAGTGTATATTAACAAAAGAACTACACTATATAGGATCTAAATATCCTTTAGCTTCATTGATAAGAATAAGGAAATTCATAAAAAGAGGATTTAGTATAAATGCTGGTCAAATATTAAAGATAGCGTTACAGTTAAATGAATTAAATCTTTATAATTCCAAAACTCTTGAAGAGCAGCTTACCGGAGTAGACCTTGCTTATTTTTCAATGCTTATATCTGCTATAAGAAATAAAGAAGAAGATGTATTAAATTACAATTACGTTTCTACGATTATAGATAAAATATTTTAGTGGAATTAATAGCCAAATCAAAAGTCAACATAATAAACAAACGCATCCCTTTCAAACAAGAAAATGAAGTTGTATTCGATTCTAAAAACAGGATGCACATAAAGGTTGTAAATGTAGATAACTTCGTCATCAAAAAAGGTGACGAAGTTATTGTTATTTCTACATCTCCTTACTCTTATAAAGAAGGAGTTTTCCACATAGTTCAGCGAGGATCTAAAAGGTTATTAATGGACGATAGCGAGTTGATAATTCAAAAACAAAAATCACTACTAGATGAATGAGATACCATACTTCATGGACAGTTTAGAGATAAACAAAGTTCACAATATGGAATGTGTAGATTTAATAGAAGGACTACCTGAAAACTGCATAGATGCCATAATAACAGACTTTCCATATGGAATTGACTTTCAATCCAATCATAGGACAAAAAAGTTCAAAAAGATAGACAACGACAAAGAGCCTTATATAGATTGGATAAAACCTTCTTTCAGAATACTCAAAGACGGAGGTAGGATAGTTTGTTTTTACAGATACGACGTTCAAGATGTACTATTTAATGAACTTGTAAAATCTGGGTTTACTATAAAATCTCAACTTGTTTGGAATAAGATAGGAACTGGTATGGGAGATCTTAATGGTGAGTTTGCGCCACAGCACGAGTTGATGGTTTACGCAACAAAAGGCAGGTATGAGTTTAAAAACGGGAGACCGTCAACAGTTTACTCCGTTCAAAAAGTTAATGATTTAATACATCCAAACGAAAAACCTGTAAAGTTAATGCAAGGCATAATAAGAGATGTCACAGTAAAGTCTGATTTTATATTTGAACCATTTTCTGGATCTGGTTCAACTTGTGTGGCATGTAAAATCGAAAAAAGAGATTTTATAGCATGTGAAACGCAAGTACATAACGTAGAAATATCAAACAAAAGACTATCGATAACTAATTCTAACTCGTTGTTTTAATGATTGAAAGAAAGTTGATGCCGTTTCAGGAAAACGGTATAAATAAAGCAGCAGAAATGCTAAAGTCTATAGATAGACTTTTAATGGTATCACCTGGAGGTAGCGGAAAGGGGGTTATAATAGCAAATATATGCCATAGATTTGTTTCAAAGAACAGAAAATGCTGTATATTCGTACACTCTCATCTTTTGCTTGAACAAGTAAGAGTTCACCTTATTGAGTGGTTTGGAATTTTATCTCAAAAGATAGATGCAGACACTATAAACATAGACAATAACAATCTAGTTTACGTTTGCATGGTTCAGACATACGACAGAAGATCTTCATCAGAATCGTTCAGGAAATTCTTTAGTAACTGCGGATTGTTACTTGTTGACGAGGTACATAGAGGCGATTTCAATAAAATATACGATCATTTTCCTTGTAAGCAAATAGGATTTACAGCTACACCTGTACATACAAAAAAGAATCCTCCACTGAATGAACACTGGCAAAATATACTAATCATAGCTACCCAAACAGATATGATTGAGTTAAATAGCCAATTTCCTGAAAGGGGAGTTGTTCCTAATCTATGTTTTTCACCTAAGAATATTGATAGGTCACAGTTGGCTATTAAAGGAGGAGAGTTTGATGAAGATAAAATGGGAGATATATTTAGGCAAAATAAACCACTACAGGCAACCGTAGACAATTACCTCCGATTAGCCTTCAATAAGAAAACTATATGTTTTAATTCCAATAGGAAACACTCTTTAGATCAACATGAAGTTTTCCTAAGTCATGGATTAAATTCAAGGCATTTAGACTCTAAAAAATCTGAAAAATACGGAACTGATAGATATAGAAAAGACACTCTAGAATGGTTTAAAAACACTCCAGATGCAATACTTAACAACATAGGTATATTAACTACAGGTTATGATGAAAAATCTGTAGAGAATGTAATTATAAACAAATCCGTAATATCACTCTCTCTATGGATACAAATGGTAGTAAGGGGTTCGAGGCCGTTTAAGTATCCTGACGGAACTTACAAAACTCATTTTACTACATTAGATATGGGCAATAACGCCCCTGCTGATGGCGGGAATCTTGGTGACTGTAATGAAAATCAGGAATGGGAATATATGTTTAGAAATCCTAAAATGCCGAAACCTGGGATTGGTGCTTTTAAATCTTGTCCAGATTGTGGATCTCTAAACTATATAAGTGCAAGGATATGTGGTGGTATGACAATAAATCCACTATCAGATGAAGTTGAAAACTGCGATTTCTTATTTCCTATAACAGAAAAAGAAAATGATTCAGTTCCGGTTGAACTTGTTTTGGCATCAAAAACAATTGATGTACGGAAAACAATAGAGTTTTTTCCTACGAGGCACGTATTTTTCCTTTTTAATGAAACTATAAATCAAATATGTAATATTGCTAAGAAAAACAACATCACCAATAGTATAGACGACGTTTTGTTTTTGTACCTATACGATATTGCCAAAGTAAAATGTGCTGAAATATACAAACTGATGGACAAAAGTAAATTCCCTAACTTCTATGAAGAGGTAAAAAATACCCTTTACAATAGCTTACAGAAATTCGGTTTTGAAATGGATGTTGAAATAAAAAAGCCCGACTTAGAAAAGTCGGGCGAACTATGAAAATTAAACACACGCATCTTTTACAATACCACCAGCGTCTTTGTAATACTTAGCTACTGTTTGCAATGACTTTTCAGGTTGATTGTTACCTGAATTAGGTAGGCTTGCCCATATTTTTCTACATCCATTTAGTGCTTCATGAAAGTTACCATCCATTAGTTTCTGTAAAACATTGCATTGACTGATTAATTCAACACAACACAAATCCTGAGAATGTTCGCTGAAATCCTTCAACCCAAGTTGATACTTTAAAACAATCCAAGTTGTTT